GTTCGGTTTCGCAAGGTAGTATTTTCTTTCGATCATTTTCTCCTCCTTCTGGCGTAGCGCCGTTTCCATTTCAGATTCTGTATCCAGCCGCTCACCACATCGTAGGCGGCCGCGAGAAATTCGTACAGTACCACGCTCGTAAAGAGTGTCAGCACAATGCAGATCAAAGCGGCCATGTAGATTGCAAGTATACACAGCAGATCCATCGTCACACCTCCGCGTCTTTTGGTTTGAAGATTACGACCATGCTCGGGAACGGCGCTCTGTTTTTGCTGTCGCCGAATTTCAGTCGCCCTCGCACGAACCGTATATCGACGTTCGGCTGCTTATAGATATACGTGTGGAACCATCGCGTGTCCGTTCGCGCGGGCAGCAGCATGACGATGGTGTTGTTATTCACGGCGTTCTCGTAGCTGGCCTTTTGCACCCACTTGTCGATCTGCCGACCGTATGGTGGGTTGCACCACACTACACCTGTCCAGGGCTGTTTCAGTCCATCCTGCTCCCGCGTATAGTAGCGGCGGCATTTGTGGTTTTGTGCGTCTGCGGCGGCATCCAGCGTAAAGCCGAATTCCGCGTCAAGTATGTCAAAAAAAGGTCTGTGGGGTCTCCCACAAATCAGTCTTGCTGGAAAACAAAACGTCTTTATTCATCCTCACAGCCCCGCATCATACAGTGTCATCCGCAGGAAGCTGACCTGCTGGTTCAGGTCGGCGATCAGCTTCTCCTGCTCGGCGATCCGCGCGTCCTTGTCCTGCTCGGAGGCCTCGAGCGTGACCGCCCGCTCGGCGTAGTCCAGCAGCATACGGACGGCGTAACGCGCGGCCGGAGAGAAATTCGTTCCGCCCTTGTCGTCACGCAGTAGATCCTCCACGTTTCTGTAAATCTCCTGAATGGTCATGTGATCGCTCCTCCGAATCTCTTTTTTGTCACGGCGATCGGAAACTCTTCGATTTCGCTTGCCCAGATCGCCGTCCCAGCGCCGTGTACATTCTCCCAGCACAACGGGAAGCCGCCGATGCCGTCGAACAGGCTGCCGAGCGTCGCGTCTTCCGGAAGATAGGCCGCCATACGGCCGAACATCCAGCGCCAGAACGGCAGCGCGATGCTGTTGCCGAGCGCCTTGTACCGTGCGCTGTCGGAGGTCTTGCGCTTCTTGCCGGTGCTGTCGGTGTAATCGCCGATGTCCGTCCAGCCGTCCGGATAGCCCTGCAGCCGCTCACATTCCAGCGGCGTCAGACGGCGGACGGTCAGCGCGCCGCGTGCTGGGCTTACGTACATCACCGCTTGCGCGTCGTGCATCGTAGTCAGCGTTTGCGCCCGCTCCGTTACCATCCCCTGTGCTTCGTTCGCCTGCCCGTTCCCGATACCATACGTCAGTGGCACTTGATCCCCGCCTGTTCCCATTCGCGCTTGCAGACACGGCGCGGTCTCTCCGCATTCGCGGGTCACATCGCAGGCGTGCGTCATATCAAAGGCCTGCTGCACCACGGCGATCCCACCCTGATTGCAAGCCGGATTTCCTCCGTTGAGGTCCAGCGTCCGACTGGTTTCTGCTTTGTAGACGCCGCTGTGCGGGTTCGATGATTTCATACTGTTGCTGGCGTAAGAGCAGATGCCGTATGCTGCAGGTGCAACCACAGCGGGCTTATTCCCGCCGCACTCGGCGTTCAGTGTAGGGGCTTCCGTCCGCTCTTGCGGTGAGACTTCTTGCGACTGCCGGGTTAACGCCGCTTTCAGCATTTCCGGCAGGTCTTTCCCCCGCCTCGCCGCGCGGTTCAAGATCCCCTGACACGCCCGTGCGCTCAAACAGTATTTCGTGTGCGGTGTCGCCTCCAAAATCTGCGACAAGCGCGATTCTACGACGACGCTGGGGCACTCCCCAGTATTGCGCGTCGTGTACTCGCCAAGCCACGCTCCATCGTCCGTCCACGTCGCGGTAGCCGCCCCAGGTAGGCCAGCCTTTTGCAGGCACTTCAATACCGGGGGCTTCCGGTTCGACGATGCGGATCGTCTCTTCGAGCACGGCCGCAAAGTCTCGGCCTTTGTTGCTGCTGAGCGCTCCGGGCACGTTTTCCCAGACCATGTATCTGGGGCGAATAAGCTCTCCTGCCCAGCCAAGCTGTTTGTCATGCTCCCTCATCTCCTTTATCACTCTGATCTGTTCCATAAACAGGCCGCTTCGCGCGCCTGCAAGACCGGCACGCTTGCCCGCGATGCTCAGGTCCTGACATGGGCTGCCGCCTGTCACGCACCACACCGGCTCGATGGCAGCTCCGTCGAGCTTTGTGATGTCACCGATATGATTCACGCCTTTGTTTCCTCCTTCCGGCGGCCGCCTTTTCCGTGGCCGCGCCGTTTGCGTTCGCGTATCACGGTTCTCCCGATCGGGGTCTTCGCCCAGTCGTCCTCGCTGATCCAGCGCTCGCAGCCGAGCCCGGCCGCACAGCCGCGCGAGTGGTTCATGTCCAGTATGTACAGGCATACCCGCGCCCCGCTGACATTGTGCGAGTCACTCGCACACAGCCGCTGATAGTGCGCGCAGCCGCCGCAGTATCGACTCTGCGGGATGCCGCCCCGGAAGTAGATGTCACCTGTCACTCCGGCCATTCGTCTACCTCCTCTACGCAGCCGGGGCAGCCGACGATACACCCCCAGCGGTCTTTGTATACGCTCTCCGTCTCCTCCCCGCACATCGGGCATAGCTGCGGCCGGTCAGGCTTTTGCTCCAGCGGCGGCTCGAAGCCGAGGTCTCTCATGCGTCCACCTCCGTGCCCGCCCGCGCCCAGAACAGGTCGTTATACTGGTTGTATCGGTCTTGAATCGTGCTTTCGGCCGGGCAAAAGCGCTCCCAGAATCCGCAGGACTCCAGTTCCGGGCCGCCACCGCGGTACACACAGTTTGGCACGAGCACGTCGCTCAGCTCCGGCTCGAACGGATGCAGCGCCATTTTGAAGTCCTCGGCGTATTTCCGGGTCTCCGGCGATGCCTGATAGCACAGCCGCTTGCGCCAGGTGTCAATCAAACTCTGCGCGTTGGCCTCACCCGTGAACGTGACCGGCGCCTCCTGCGGCAGCTTGCCGCGCGGCACGCCTGTGCGGTCGCTTCGCTGTGTGCGGATGAAGCACTCCCACTTATGCCGTGACCAGTGCGTGGCAACCCAGCTCGGAATGTCGCGCCAGCGCCAGCGCACGCGGAGGTCGCGGATTGGACTGTGCTCGGCAATCAAGATTGAGCGCTTGAATTGCCAGCTCGGCTCGTGGCCGAGACTCTCCTTGCCCACGGTCGCGCGGCAGTCGTCCACTACCTCGCGCCAACTTCCCTTGACGCCAAGCAGCTCTGTCTTATCGTGCATCGCCGCTCAGCTCCAGTTCCGCGCCGCAGGCCGCATAGCCCGCAAGGTCGACCCAGTTGTCCTGCTTCGGCCGGTTTCCCGCGATGCGGGCCACCTTCAGCAGCGCCAGCATGGCCGCCACGTCTTTCGGCTTGAGCCCCTTCCACACATGCGGAGTCTGGTTCTCCATCAGCCCGGCGCCATAGAGATAGCTGTTCCAGAGGCTCGCGATCGTGCGGAAGTTATTCTCCGGTGAGCCGTAGTCCTGCTCGCGGTCGCCGCACACGCAGGCACGCGCGGCCGAGAGCACCTGCTCTCTCGTGGTGGCGGGGGCGGCACACCCCTGCGCTCTCAGGCTGTCGAGTGCCGCGCCCAGCGTCGGGAAGCAGCCGTCTTTTCCGTCATCGGTGTGCAGCACATAGCCGTCTGCGTCGCGCCGCAGGGTAAAGTTCGGTACAGAGTTCATAGTTTTATCTCCTCTCAGATTTCTTCGTCCCACAGTCTCTGCGCGGCTTGCAGTGCCGCGCCGTGTAGGCGTTGTAGGTGTCGTTCAGATTGCGGGCCTCCGGTTCTTGCCATGATCTCAGCGGTCTCCGGCCAGCTCCGCAGGTCGATATAGCGCAGCGTCAGGATGTCCCGGTACAGCTCTGGCCGCACCCGGTCGATCAGGTTTTGCACCTCTCGCTCTTGCCGCTGCGCGCGATACATCTGTCTGGTCAGGCGGCGGCGTTCATCCGCCAGACTGGCCCACTGCATTTGTGTGTCGGTAGTCCCTCCGCCCGGCGTCTGCCGCATCTGCGCTGTTAGCCGGGTGCATTGTGCCTCCAGCTCCAGCACGCGCTCGGTCAGGCGCTCCTGCTCCAGCCGTGCGTGCCGGACGCTGCCGAGGAAGTCCCGGAGGCTCTGGTAGTCCGCCCGGTTCATGCCTGTTCACCCGGGCAGCGTCCGCGCCGGACAGCCCGGTCGTCCCAGTATTCGTCGGCCGTGATCTTGCGCGACTCGCAGCCATACGCGGCCTTGACCTCCGGTAGATTGTCATTCACCGCGTCGAAGTGCAGACCATGTGCGGCGCACCAGTCCACGGCTGCGGCCAGTTGCTCGCCACAGCGGCATGTCCAGAGGATGATGCGGCATCCGGCTCTCTGCCGGTGTTTGATCTCGGCCAGCACCTCCGGGATCGGCTCGCCCAGCTCCGGCCAGTAGCTGTCGCACAGGCAGCCGTCGAAGTCTACGGCGATGATCCGGCGGTCAGGCCCGCCGGTTGGCGTAGTGTTCGTAGTAATCATGCCAGTTCCTCCTCAACGTAAGATTTCAGGGCATCAAGCAGGCTCTTTTGTGTTGCCTGCTTCCCGGCCAGCACGGACATGACGCGCTCGTCCAGTGTGCCCTGCGCGACCAGATGGTGCACGATCACGCCCTGCGTCTGCCCCATGCGGTGCAGACGGTCGTTGGCCTGCTGGTAGAGCTCCAGCGACCACGGCAGGCCAAACCATACGATGATGTGCCCGCCCGCTTGCAGGTTCAGCCCGTGCCCGGCGCTGGCCGGGTGACAGAGCAGCATGGGTATCCGCCCGGCGTTCCAGTCGCGGATCGTCTCGCTGTCTCGTATCTGTACCGCCCCGGGAAACCGGGCCTGAATGCGGCTCAGGTCGTGCTTATAGGTGTAGAACACGAGCAGAGGCTGCCCGGGGTTTGTGTCCGCCAGCTCTTCGAGCGCCTCCAGCTTGGCGTCGTGGATGTGAAACACCTCGCCGCCGTCATCGTACACGGCGCCGTTCGCCATCTGAAGCAGCTTGCCGGAGACCTGCGCCGCCATGTCACCGATGACTGCCGAGTCGCAGTTCGCCGCGTCGTCGCTCCCGGCTAGATGCAGGCCGTCATCCTGCCGCAGCAGCGGCAGGATCTTCTCGCGCTGAAATTGGTCGTAGAGCTTGCGCGCTCCGGCCGTGAGCGTCACGGGGATCGTGTTGTAGGTGCGCTCGGGCAGATCCAGCCAGTCCTCCTTGCTCATGGACAGGCACAGGTCTGCGAGCTTGGCGTCGATGCGTTCTTTTGCTCCTCGCTTGAGCCTCCACTCGTAGACGATGTGCCCCTTGTGTGCGCCGGGGTTAAAGTATGTGTTGCGGTATTCGCCCAGCGTCCGCCCGAGGCGCTGTCCCCGGTCGAGCAGGTACATTTCCGGCCACAGGTCGATGTAGCCGCCGGGTGCAGGCGTGCCGGTCAGGCCGTAGACGTAGTTCGCGCATCCTACCACGCGCCGCAGCGCGCGCCAGCGTTTGGAGCGTGAAGACTTAAAGCTCGACAGCTCGTCGATCACGATCCCGTCGAATGGCCAGTGGCTGCCGAGCGTCTCGACCAGCCACACGACGTTCTCCCGGTTGATGACGTACACGTCGCCGTCCTGTCGGAGGGCGGCCTCACGCTGCTTGGCCGACCCGAGTACCTTCACCACGCGCAGGTCGGACAGGTGATCCCACTTTTCCGCCTCGCGGCTCCATGTGTCCTCGGCCACGCGCTTCGGAGCGATCACCAGCGCTTTGTTCAGCGCAAACTCGTCATACAGCAGCCGGTGCAGCACCGTCAGCGTGACGACCGTCTTGCCGAGCCCCATGTCCAGCAGAAGCCCGGCGTGGCTGTGCGTCATGCAGAATTCCTCTGCGAGCCTCTGGTGCCGTCTCGGTTCGTAGTTCATAGGTTGCCCGTGAACCTCAGCGCTTGCAGCGCGGCGCAGCGGTCCTCCAGCTCTTTGATGCGCAGGTCGGCGTCCGTGATGTCGGTCTCATACTCCTCGTCGCGCTCGTCCATTGCCCGGCGCAGGTACTGATACCGCTGCCAGAGGTCGGCATACGCTCTCGGGGCGAAGATACGCCAGAGCCATTCTTTCACCAGCTCCCAAATCTCAGCGGCTGATCTGTCTCCAAAGGGGTTGTGCATTGTGTGATCTCCTTTCGTATTCAAGTGGGGTACGGGCTCTCCGCCGTCCACTGCCATGCCGCGCTCTGCCGGAACGTCGCCCGGAAAGCGTTATGGCCATGGCCGTCGGCGGAGAACCACAGATAGTCTTTCGGCAGCACCCTGCCCACATCGCCAGCCCCGGCGGTCTCCGCGCGCCAGCGGTCGAGTACGTCCTGCGCCAGTGCGAGCAGCTCAGGATCGACCGGGAAACGCTCGGAGAAGCCGAGAAACTGATTGGGCGCGGAGAGCACGCCGTGGATGGTGTCCGGGAAGTCGGGGTGGTCTACGCGATTGAGGACGCACCAGACCACCGCCGCCTTCTCCGTCTGACTCGGGATGCCCCGCGCTTCGCCCCACAGGCATTGTGCCAGGTAGACGGCATCGCGCTCCGGCTGCCGGGGTGTCGGCGTAGGCTCCGGTGTCACCGCCGGGGTCTGCGCTGGAAGGGGCGTCTCGTTTACGGTCGAGACCGCTGCGCCGAGGTACATCGTCTCCGCTTTCTCGCCGGGCAGCATGTGCCGCACCCAGAGTGCGACCACGATCGCCCAGAGCAAGAGCGCCAGCGCCCGCCTGCGGTTACTCGCCGCGCGCTTCACCGTGATACCTCCGTGTACGCAAACGTAAGTGTGAATGTCACCTCGCGCGGATCGCCCTCGAACAGGTGCGCCAGCATCTGCGCCGTCGCGCCTGCCGAACCCGTGGCCGTGAAGCTCCCGCCCGTTACCATCGGGGTCTGCTGGGGCACCGGCGCGGGTTCGGTCTTCGGGGGGTCATGCTCGTCTTCCGGGTCGGCATCTGTTTCAGATGCATCCTCGGGGCGTGCGGCGAGGGGTGTCATCGAGACCTGCTCGCCGTTGACCCATGCCGCCCACTCCTCTTTATTCAGCTCCGTCTGCGGCAGGCGTGTTCCCGGCGCGATCCTGATGCCCAGACGCTCCCGGTGCTTTTTGATGAGCGGGTGGGACACGCCCATCATCTCGGCGATGCGCTTGTCCGATGCGCCGAAGCGCCACCGCAGGCTGCGCAGATACTGCGCTTGCAGGTCGTCCGGCATCGTCAGAAACTCAGCATAGGTCATAGGTTTCGACAGGTTGTAGGTCTTCATTTCACCATTCCTCCGTTTGCGTTCACTTGGTGTCAGGTAGTCGCTCGGCAGCGTGCATTTACGTGTGCTGCGCTTCCGGCAGCGGTCGCTGCGAGCGAGGCGTTTCTTTTGCAGTGCGTCGTAGTCAAAGTCGTTCATGACAGATACCTCAGTCTTTCATATAGAAGTCGCAGGCGTAGCCGTCACCCCGCAGCGGAAGTCCGGACGCCCACGGGAGCTCGCGCCCCATGATGGCCGACACGTCCTCCACCGTTCGCCCGTCTCGCGGCTCGGAGATGATCACCTCGTCGTGGACGTGCGCCCGGATGTCGTACCCGGCGTCTTCTAGCGCCAGCATCGTGTCGCGCAGGCAGTCGCGCGCGGTCGCTTGGGTGACATTCTCGGCGAGCTTACCGCCCCATGTCTCCACGCGCCCCCAGCGTTTTGTCTTCTGGTTGACGCCCATATAGCTGAGCGCGCGTCGGTCGCGGTGAAACCTGCTCGGGCCGTACTCCGCGCCGTAGTAGGCGATGCGCCGTCCGGACGGCAGCGTCATCCACAGGATGCCGCATTCCATCTCGAAGCGGATGCCGCCGATTGCAGATACCTGCGGCGTCTTGTGTACCACGCAGCGGATCGCGGCGCGCTCCAGTGCGCGCCACAGTGCGCAGATGCGCGGGCTGGACTCTCGCCAGAGGTCGACGGTGTTCACCATCTCCTCCTCGGTCATGCCCAGCTTGTCTGCATCGAATGCCTTGAGCGCGCGCACGCCCCCGCCGTAACCGCAGTTGTGAACCAACACGTTCGACACGGTGAACCGGTGTTGCGGCCCGGCGTTCTTGATGTCATAGACTCTCACCTTTCGAGATACCGGCGCTGGTTCTGACAGTTTTCTTGATGTGTGACCCAGCGCAGATTTCCAGGCTCGTAGTTTCCATTGACGTTTATTCGGTCTATCTCCAGTGCGCGATCTGGTAAGCCATACTTTTCGATCATGTACTGGCCCGCCGCTGTCGCGTTCGGAAAGCAGAATTTGATTCCGCGTGCGCCGTAGTTTTTGTAGTTGCCGTCGTTTGGGTTTGTGCATCGCTGCTTGGCCGCGGTAAAGCGTCTTTCTAACCAATGCGGTACCGTGCGTGGTTGAGAGCATGTCTGGCAACCTTTGGACTTTCCGCCCCGCAGATTGCTCAGGTTCTGCCACTGAACTGCGCCGCACCCACGGCATCTTGTCAGCACGTAGCAGTGATTCCACTTTTGATTCCAGCGCTTTTCCGGGCTGATGACTTCCACCCAGCCGTATTGCTTGCCCACCATCTCCGGTTTGTAGGAGATGTGCGCCGCAGGCGGCGGCGAATCCAAAGTGTACCGGCCGCGCCGCCCCCGCAATTTCGGCCCAGACGATGTGGTCGGCGGTAGCTGTGAGACCTGCGTAGGTCAAAACCTCCTTCGTTCCGTTGCAGACGACGCCGTCGTGGTGAACCCATCCAACGCCGTCCCAGAGTTTCATGTCGGGCGTAACCTGTTCAATGGGGACGCAGCCTTGGTCGGTTAACACAAGCTGCCCCTCCGCGATGCAGGCCAATTCCGCGACCTTCCCCTTCTGGCGCAAATGTCCGTTGATGCCGTGCTTTTCGACCGGCACCTTGAACATAGCCGAAGCGGAACGGCAGTAAATGTCGTCGCCGTTTCGGAAAACATCGAGCCTCCATTGCTCCCCCGCGATCCACGCGATTACACGGGCCTCGATGGCCGAGAAGTCTGCTACGATAAAGCGGTGGCCGGGCTCTGGTATGAGCGCAGTACGAATCAGTTCGGAGAGGGTATCGGAGACGCTGTCATATAGCAGTCGTACCGTCTCGTAATCGTTGTCCCGTACCAGAGACCGGGCAACCGCCAGATCTTCCATGTGGTTCTGCGGCAGGTTTTGTAGCTGCACCAGCCGACCGGCGAAGCGCCCGGTTCGGTTTGCGCCGTAGAATTGAAAGCCACCCTTGATGTGTGCATCGGCGCAGGCGGAGCGCTCCATCGCCTCGTACTTCTTCGTCGAGGACTTTGCCAGCCTCGCGCGCAGCGCCATGAATTGCTTCGCGCGCTCGCCGTTGAGCTGAGACACGACCTCGGCCACGACCTTCTTGTTCAGGGATGGCACCTCGATGCCCTCCTGCTCCAGCAGCCATTGCTTGATCTGCGCGACTGAGTTCGGGTTTTCCAGTCCGCTGATCGCGACGGCCTGCTTGGTCAGCTCGGCCTTGTAGCGTGCGTCCATAGCGATCGCGTTGTGTACCAGCTCGCGGTCGACGCGCATCCCCCGTTCGTTGATCCGGGCGTCCAGACACCAGAATCGGTGCTCCAGCGAGTCCGGCTCCCAGCGCAGCAGCCGCTTGCGGATCGTCCGCTCGGCCACGACGTCCTGTCGGTTGTACTCGATGAACAGCTCCCACTTGTCGGCGTCATGCTGGGGCAGGTTGCGGGTGCGCCCGCCGTTGACCTTTGTCGGTCGGCAGGGTGAGCAGAAGTAGCGGATCAGCGCCTTGCCCTCTCGGTCTTTCGCCTCGTCCGCCTCCAGCCGCAGCGCCTTGCCCGCCGCTCCGAGCTCCAGCGGCAGCCCGCACACGGCGGAGAGGATCATCGTGTCGCTCCATTGCTCCGGCGGGCAGTATCGGCCGAAGTGTTTCCACAGGCCGAAGCGCTCGAACGCGCAGTTCCATGCGGTCTTTGTCACTTCCGGGTCATACAGCGCGGCGAGGAAATCCGCGGGGACTTCCTCGTCGGCCGTGAGGTCGATCACCGTTACCGGCTCGTCGTCAAAGGCGTAGCCCAGCAGCAGGATCTCAAAGCTCTCGTCGTCTATGTACCGGAAGGATCCGCACTTTGTGATGCCGATCTCGGAGTAGGTCTCGAGGTCGATCGAGAGCGTTCTCTGCATGGGTCTCAGCAGGTGCCGAGGTCGGCGAAGTCTTCATCGGCGCTGCGGCCGCCGGACAGACGATCGCCGTCGCGCGTCTTGATGACGTTGTTCAGGCCCGCGCCGACGCCCTTGTTGCCGGAGCTCTCATACGGGAAGAAGTCGAGCGTCACTGCGCCATAGCAGCCGGAGTAGAAGTCCTCATCGTCCAGCGCATCGGATACGACACCGTCCTCCAGCACCTTGACGCCGGGCTTGTTGCGGCTGCTGGCGTTGAGGAAGTAGCATCCGGCGAAGGCCTCGTCGTCCTCGCGGTCGATGTCGCCGTCGCGCAGACAGCTCTTGACGTTGGCCGGGATCTTGCCGCCCCACTTCTCCAGCTTGCCGCGCTGCTTCGCGGCGTCGATCGCTTCCTTCACGAGGTTCACGGTTTCGGTGTCCTCCTTCGGGATGATGATGCACACGCCGTACTTCGAGGGCGTACCGTCGTCGTTTTTCTTCGGCTGGAACACTGCCGTATAGCTGAAACGAACCTCGCCGAGACGAACGCTGGTGTCCTTGATCTTCTTGTTAAACTTAGCCATTGTGTGATCTCCTTTTCATTCAATGTTATTTGAGTTGTTGGAACTTCCCATGTCGCGGAAGTCAATGTCGGCCGTGGAATACTCCGGACGGCCGTCCGTTTCCGGGGCGAGGATCAGCGCGCCTTCGCCCTGAACGGTCTGGTCTTTGAGCAGCACGTCGAACGCGGTCTTGCCGATGAGTTTCTCCACGGCAGCGGCGCTCTTGAGCTTGTGCTCTTCGAACTGCTCCGGTTTGTACCCGGCGCGGATGAGCTGCTCGCGGGCGGACTCCTCGTTGCGCCATGCGCGCCGCGGGCGCTTCCCGTGCACCAGCTTGTATCCCGGCCAGCGCTGTCCTTTGAGCGCCTGCCGCAGAGCGTATGCCTTCAGCTCGCCCAGCCATGTGATCGCGTCGTCCGCCATCGAGAGCATCTGCGGGATCTCGGAGTCTGGCAGCACTGCCGGAGCATCCATGCCGTTTTGAAACAGCTTCATCGCCTGCGTTGCCCGGGCGTAGCAAATCGCGCGCGCAGCGCAGAAGCGGCAGTGTTCTCCGGGGCAGAAGTCTCCCTCCCCGCGCCATGCAAGCTGCGCCTTGGGAGCAAGCTCTGTATCCGCCCATGTCAGCAGCTCCGTGCGAGAGAGCTGTTCCTCCGTCACGTGGTCAAGCATGGGCTGGATGATGGTGTTGCGCACGGTTTGGAATCCGTACAGATCGCCGAATGCGTCGATCGCGCCCAACCCATAGCAGCGAGCCTGCGGGTTTTCCTGCGCGTTGACCCGCACACCGGATCCGTTTTTGTAGTCGCACACGTCGAGGATCTCGTCGGACACGACCACAGCATCGCTCGTTCCGAAGCAGCCGGGAACCCACCGCGCCATGTCCAGCCGCTGCTCCACAAAGAGCTTGGCGTCCGGGCAGGTGCGTCTGGCGGCGAACAGCTTCTCCATGACGATATCCACATACAGGTCGGTCGCCTGGTGCATCTCCTTGCTTACGTCACCGAGTGCTTTCAGACGGGCGTCATAGTTGAACTGATTGATTCCATCTGCATCCCCGAGCCGCCCCTTCTCGCGCAGCAGCTTCAGTTCCGCGACGGCGTGCGCTTTCGTACCCTCCACCGCAAACGGGGAGGACTGCTCGCCAAAGCGGTCGTGCAGCTTCTCCTCCAGTCGTGCGCTCGGTGGGCAGGCCATCCAGCGCTTGGATGCGGACGGGGATAAAACCGCGTGTGCGCGCATTACTCCACGCTCTCCAGCAGTTCAGCCACTCGCGCCATCAGCGCGCCGTAGTCGGTGGACGGCACACTCATGATGCTGCTTGCGCCGAATTCCTGAAACAGCTCCGGCAGCGCAATGCCCTTGCGCTTGGCCTCGGCCAGCTTTGTGCGCACCTGCGGCAGCGTGTAGGTGGGTGTCTCCGCGGGCGCTTCCGGCTCCTCGGCCTTGGTGGTCTCGGTAGGTGCTTCCGGCTCCTCGGTATCCGCACCGGAGCCATCGCCGGGTTTGGGCTCGTCCTTGTCGGGCGTCGTGGTCGGTGCAGCGCACGGCGAGAGTTCGTAGGGCGCCGGCGGGAAGGTCAGGATCAGCAGGTCGTTGACCAGAGCGACCGCCTTGCCGTAGCGTTCCGAGCTCGTGTCGTCGATCCGGCTCGCCTGAGTGGTCACGCGGTCGAGCTCTGACCACGCCCATGCGATGAGATCATCGCGGTTTTTCATGTGGTTTCCTCCTTATTGTATCTTCAGAACCGGCCTGCGCAGATTGGTCTCCTGCGGGGTCGGTGTCTGTTCGTACTGAATGCGGGCGTCGTCGGTGATGCGCCATGACGCGCCCAGCTTGAAGCCGTGCAGCTTACCCTGCCGCAGCAGGTCATACACCACATCGGTGCTGCACCGCCAGCGTGCTGCCAGCTCCGGAACCGTGTAGTATTCCGAGCTCATACCAGCAGCCGTCCTTCGGCGTCCACCGGCAGGAACAGATTCCGGCGGTTGTGGCGGGGGTCGCCATCCGTGACTCCTGCCGCGCCTGCGTGTCTTGCGTCCTCAGCGTCGCGGTACGGGGCTCTGTTTCGCGGGGGGTACACGTCGCCGTCGTTCGCCGTGATGCGGCCGTCCACGACCTCGTAGATCTTGCCGACCGTCCACCACGGATACGGGGACTCCGCGCAAATCATGCGCCCGTTGTAGGCCTCCGGCGTCGCCGTGCTCTCCGGCTTCTCCGGGAACGGGTCTCTGCCACAGAGCCGCTCGAATGCGATGCGCGCGCCCTCGTTAAAGTCGAAGGTGTCGCCGGGGTTGCATTTCGCGATAGCGACCGCCTGATTTGCCTTGCCGATGCGGCGGGTCGCCGTCGTGGTCACGCCGTCTGAGGTGATGACGATCATCGGCTGCGTCGCGCGCTTTGCGGTCTGCCGGTGCGCGGCGGATTCCGTGGTCTGAGCGCGCGAGAACAGCGGATGCGGAATGTCGACGATCAGGGTGCTGTCGCCCAGGTTCATTTTGTACCTCATGGGGATTCCTCCTTTTGTGATATAGGGTTTGGTGTTGTTCTCCGATTCCAGACGGCCTCTGCCGCCTCGGTCGTTGGCAAGAACGGCGTCTGTAATCGGCATCTTGAGCATATAACATAGGCCACGCGCTGCACGGTTCGGCGCAAAGACGCCTCCGCTCCGCAGCACGGACACGGTTTCAGCATAAGCCGCGCCTCCTCTAATCCGCTTCGATGATATCGACGCAGGCAGCGGCCTGTGCGATGAGCGACGAAGCGATCTGCCGCATCGGCAGTCCGGTTTGTTCGTTCAGCTTCCGGAGCGCGACCTCCGCGTCCGGCGTGATCTTCACTGTACCGATCAGGTTGTAGCGCGGCGGTTTCGGTCGCCGGATGGTCAGGGTGATTCTCTGGTTTGGGTTCTTCATAATGTGTGGTCTCCTTTTGTGTTGTTGTTGTTTCCAGCGGATTATGTTAGAATTGGGCCGCCTGATGAAACAGGCAGAAAGGGAGTGTCGTTCTTTGAAAGCACTTTTGAGTACGCCCGTGCATTTCGGTGTTGCCGCCGATCACCATTCGGCGGGTGGCGCCGCTTCGTGAACTGAGGGCTGCGGCCGATTTGGCCAAAAAGGGATCCGCAACCCGGAAAGTCACGATGGATTGTCCGGCATGGGCCCGTAACCATGCCCCCGCTCCGATCACCATTCGTGAACGGGGAGCAAAACAATGCGAACAAAAGCGGCAGACGCTCTATCGGTACGGGCCGGTAGGGCGTTTGAATTGTTGGCGGCCCAACCCTTACATAATCCGCTGGCTTGAGAGGTGTGTCAGGAAAAGAAAAGATCCTGAATCGAAACGCCAAAGAATTTGGCGAGACGAATCTTCACCTCATCGCGGGGGGTTCGTTCATCGCGTTCGTACATGGCGTAGGATGACTTCGTTACCCCAATAGCTTCGGCCACATCATTCTGCGTCCGGGTCCCGCGCAATTCGCGCAGCTTATTTCCTGTGCTCACTGTTGTATTCCCTCCTTCCTTTGAATGAACACTATTTGTGCTCGTTGGCCTAATTATACACGATTAGTGCTCATTGTCAAGTCCTTTTGTGCACGAATCGTGTATTTTTTGCTCTGTACTAAATGTGCACTTCTCGGCTTGACATCGTGCACATTATGTGTATAATTATATCGTACCTATTAAAGGAGGGAGCGAAATGTCAAAATTCTCTGAACGTTTTAAGTTGCTCCGCAAAGAACGCGGACTTTCTCAGGCCGCGCTTGCGACCGAGCTCGGCTTTACGAAGAGCAGTGTAAACATGTATGAGCGTGGTGATCGTGAACCGGGGCTTGAGTCTCTCGAGACGATCGCGGATTTCTTTAATGTGGACATGGATTACCTTCTCGGGAAGTCTGATGTGCAGAACCGTTTCTTGTACACCCCTGCGTCGGATGCAGAATCCGTCGCACTCCCCGACAACATCATACCGAGGCCCGCGACCTATACGGTACCGCTTCTCGGGACGATTGCCTGCGGCGAGCCGATCCTTGCGGCGGAGAACATAGAAGATAACGTCGAGGTTCCGGAGCATATCCATGCTGACTTCGCGCTGCGCTGCAAGGGCGACAGCATGATAAACGCTCGCATCCATGACGGGGATATCGTCTACATACGCCAGCAGCCCGCCGTGAACAACGGAGAGATCGCCGCCGTGCTGATCGGGGACGAGGCGACGCTCAAGCGCGTGTACGTGTATGAGGATCACGTCGTGCTCCAGCCTGAGAACCCAGCCTATGCACCGCTCGTGTACTTCAAGGACGCGATGCAGGCCGTTCGCATTTTGGGCAAGGCCGTTGGCTTCACGAGTCTGCTACCGTAAATAAAAAAACACCCTCCACCGTCTCGTACACGGTGGAGGATGCAACATATTAAGGGGGATGACATGAGAACGTATCAGAGAAATTCGAAGCCGCAACCGAACCGCGAAACTGACAGCTCAGAAAGCCGGTCAAATCGCCCGGAATGGCTCGATAAGATTGGGCCCTTCATGGGGCTTCTGTTTGTGGCCGTCGCTTTTGTCGCGTATGAGCAGCCGGAGCTTTTAACAACCGGGCAAATCTCAACGTTCTTCGGCTATGTTCTTTGCGCGCTGTTTATGGTTGGGCTGATTTTCGGCATCGGGTATGCAAGCGGCATCACTGCTACAGACTATTCAGCAGGCGGAAAAGAACCAACCGCTTGGGTCGCCGTCGTCCGATGCCTCATCATTACCGCGGTATTTGTGTTCATTCTATATAAGCTGTCATAGTGAGCAAAGGAGGTAACGTGCTTGAACAATGATTTTTTCGACCGTACCCCGGCCGAGAGATGGGAGCTGATCAAGGAGACATTCTGGCGTATCTTCGCGCCGCGCGCCTATGCAAATCTCTATAGCCATTATCAGGCTCTGCGCAACAGCATTGACGAAATGGAAGAGGAGGCGCGCTGCGATGTGGTTGACGCCGAGAATGAAGTCCGCCGCCTGCAGCGCGAGAACCGCGAATTGCAGCAGCGGATCGACGAATTGACCGCGCAGCTTCAGGCCTTGAAAGAATAAAAAAAAGAGCCGCACCCGTCTCGCACACGGATGCGGCCCAGCCGATTGAATACAAAGGAGATCACACACACTCGCATTGGCTCCAATAGGCGTCTTCATTGTATCAGTTCGGCCGAGCTTTTACAAGGAGGATTTTTCGAATGTCAAAACTCTACACCAAAACCATCACAACACCCACCGGAAAACGGAAGTACATCCGCGCGGCAACAAAGGAGGAATTGGAGCGAAAATATCAGCAGGCGAAGCTCGAGATCGGCGCGGGCGTAGACATCACTGACGCCACGACTTTCGGCGAGTTCGCCCAGCTTTGGTTTAACACCTATAAGCGGCCGAACCTGCGCGAGAACAGTAAGGCGGACTGTCTCTACATCCTGAACAATCATATCCTGCCGCCTCTCTCGGCCATGCGTATGCGTGACATCAAGCCCGTGCATATCCGCGGGGTCATGTCAAACCTCGCCGGGTACAGCCGTTCTGTGCAAGGAAAAGCCGTGCAGATCCTGCGTTCGATCTTCAACGCCGCCGTAGAGAATCACCTCATCATGCGCTCTCCGGTCTCATCAGCACTGAAGGCTGGTGGCGAAACTGCGAAAGAAAAAGTACCCCTCACGCCCGAGCAATCTCAGCGCCTGCTTGACGCGACCGCCGGTACGCGCGCGTATCCGGCCGTGGCAATCATGCTCGGCGCTGGTCTTCGAAAGGAAGAGGCCATCGGTTTGATGTGGGAAGATGTCGATCTGGAAAGTGGGTACATCCACGTCCGTCATGCGAAAACGTTCTGCCATGGCCGGGGGCAGGTCACGGATCAGCTCAAAAGCAAAGCCGCCTATCGTGATATCCCGCTCCCTGTTTGGCTGACGCAGATTCTTTCGGACGAGCGCGCGAAATCAAAGTCGCCTTTCGTGCTGGCTATGCGCAACGGAGAATCTCTGAGCGCATCAGCCTACGACCGACTCTGGGGCATTATCAAAACCCGCACAACGACTGATCCGAACCTACTCGGAAAGCCTACGTCGCCCAGACATCCCAACACGGTTTATGCTCTGGACTTCCACGTGCACGCACATCTGCTGCGCCACACCTGCATTACGCGCTGGCTCGAGGCCGGGTTTGACCTGAAAGAGGTGCAGTATCTCGCCGGGCATTCGACCCCGGACATGACCTTGCGGGTCTACGCCCACTACGACCAGCGCGTCCGGCTGGAGAACACCGCCTCTAAAATCCGAGCGAGTACGAACCTATCTGCAACCGGCGCCGACAAGGTGCAACAGTTTTCACCGTCGCCGGTCGCACCTTGATTCTACCAATCCCGCAAACTCCTGGAGCCGGTGCGTTTCTAAACCGAGGGAGGTTAGTTTTTGGTGCAGCATTGGTGCAACATCACAGGGCCTTTTATAGCCGAAAACAGCCTAAATCGCGCCTAAATTTTTACAGCGCTGGAGCAAAGGAAAAACCCTGTAGCTATTGAAACTACAGGGTTTTTCGTGGTACGCCCGAGCGGATTTGAACCGCTGGCCTACAGAGTCGGAGTCTGTCTTAAAACACTCATTTTTCTTAGGAGTATCAATGGTTTCTTGCTTCGCAGGTGCAACACAGGTGCAACATCACGCCACCACATACAGCGTCCGCTGCAACATCACAGCACAAAATAGCCTAACTCATTCGGCCGAACTGAACAAAAAAAACACCCGATACGGTTCATCGCCGTACCGGGTGTTTGCGTTCTTAGCGCCAGGGGCCTTTCTTCTTAGTGGTCGGATACTTGCTGCGCAGCATGAAGTCCTTCTGCTCCGGTGTCAGATCAAAGCCGTCGATGATCTCGATGGCGTCGGCCATCTTCGTCCCGCTCTTTGTCTTTCCGGTCTTCGGGTCAATCACGCCCTCCGCCTCGTCCACTGCGTCCTTCGCAGTGAGATATTGCGACAGGGTCATGCCGGTCTGCAAGGCGGCGCTGTACTTCTCGTACTTATCGTCCGAGTAGCTCTCGCCCTGCTTGGAGAGGAATTCCTTCTTCGCCACGTAATTCGAGTAACCCTTGACCTGAGCCAACACCTCGCCGCGGTCTTCCGCCGAGAGGTGCTTGTAGGTTGGGTCGTTCATCACGTCCTGCATAAGCCGGTACGTTGTCTGCCCGCGCGACCGCTGGTACGCCTGACGCTCATCCGCGGTCAGTTCAAAGTCCTTCTTCTTTCCGTCTTTCGTGTAGCTCGCTGTGTACGGCGCGTTCCGGTCGGGGTAGATGTTCGCATCGTCCGTCGCCGCGTAAACGCGATCCAGCTCCTTAGACACGGTCGACTGCCGGTAGGTGCGCAGCGAGCCGGGATTCACAAAGGCGTTGAGCACATTGCGCGCCGTGCTCTCCAGCTTCTTCGCCTGACCGAAATTATCCAGCTTCGGGTCGAGCTGGTTTCTTGCGCCCGGCATCGAGTTCTGCACCGACGATTTCGTCTGGTTCCAGATGTTCTTGTCGCCATACGTCTCACGATACACTTCATCGCTCGCCTGTGCGGCTTGCCGTATGGGTGAGGGGATGAACCCAGTGACGCTCCCCCGCGCGACCTCGAACGGAATTTCCGCCCACAGCGGCAACGCTCCGTCCTCATCGTGGTACTGCACGGTCGACTGCACAGTCTGAATGGTCTGCATCGTCGGGATCTCCAGAATCGACTGGTACAGCGCTTCCATCGAATCGCCGCCGTAATTGCCGACCTTCTCCCAGAAGGATGCGTCGACATTGTCCTTCGCCACCAGTGCGCCGATGGTCATCAGCGCGTTCAGCGGCTCCAGGAACTCAACCGACATGAGGTCGTCGCCAGTCTGCCACTCCGGGCTCTCGCCTTCGATCCAGCGCCCCAGTGCGCTCACGTTGAGCTGCGTGCCGGAAATGCCCTCCGCGGCTTTCAGCGCCTTCGCATCGGCGTCGTCTTCGTCGTCCGCGCGGCGGAGGATACCCTTCCCGGCGAGCATCGTAAACAGCATAATCAGGCCCGTGCCGGTTATCGCCCGCCCGAAGGCGAGCGCCGCCACGCGCTGCCGTTTGTTCGCTTCAATCCGCGCGTCCTCGGCCGCATTCTTTGCGCGAAAGGCCTCGCGCGCACGGCGGTTTCTCTGCTTATGCGAGCCATTCTCGTCAGCCAGCATTTGAGCCTCTTCCGCCGCGGAGATTTTCGCCTTTTCCGTTCGCGTGGCCTTAACAAATTGCGCCGTGTTATAGAGTGCTTTCAGATAGCCGACCGGGCTGAACTCAAGCGTGCGGGTAATCAGCGCGCCTGGCACCTGCGTGTATTTCTGCACAAGGTCGCCCAGACCGAATTCCTTGATGTTGGCTTTGCCCAGCTTCTTTCCGCTTTTGCCAACGCCAATCGTGTTGAAAAGATTCTTCAGGTTTCCGAGGAAGATGCCCACGAACGTATCGTCCTGGAACGAACGATACAGCGCTTCCTCGCGCGCCCACGCCTCCGCTTCGGCCTGCGTGATATCCCCGCGCTCAACCGCGCGGGCAAGGCTCTCAAGCGTTTCTGCCGTAACGCTTCCCTTGTGGAATTCGTCCGTAACGTTCAGCTCAAATCCCATCGCCTTCTCCAGCGTCGACATGGCCTGCGCGCCCTTGTTGCCGGTCATCTTCCACGTGCGTCGTGCGGTGCCGTATTTGTCCCGGCTGTTCGCGGCGTCAGGGTCGATGTCCAGCGATGCCTCAATCCACGACCGACGCAAGCCTTCCCACGCTCCGCTGCGCTTTGCTTTCGACGCCCAGCTCTTTTCAAAGCCAACCGTGCGCCGACCAGTAAATGCGCCAAAAATCACATCCGGCAGCAGCGAGATATTGTTCGCCGCGGAATCAACAAGGTCAAAGATCTGGTTAGAGCCGATGTTTCTAAGGCCGGTGCGCAAGTTCAGCAAGTGCGCGATCGTCTGGTAGGTGCTGATCTTTTTGCCGACGGACGGCTTGACGTAGTCCTTTGCGATCTGGTCCATCTGGTTGAGCGCCGCATCATACAGGTACTCGAACTTTTGAAGTCCCAGATTTCGCAGTGTGATTTTGCTGACCTTCGTGTTGCGCTGCCCAGCCTGATCGAGGATGAGCTGAATCATGGCGTTCTTATCCCCCGTCTCGATCGCGCCGAGCGTCTTTGTGAAGTCGGCAATTCGGTCGAGGAGCTCATCGCGCTGCTTCGGCGCAACGCCCGCTTCGTCCAGAGTTTCGGCCGCGCGGACGAGCACGCCCTCGGGGCTGCGGGTATACTTTGCGAACGCATGAATGAACTGACCGGCGCCGGTGCCCTGCTCCTGGATCAGGTGCGCCCACTCCACGGCTTCGTCATAGTTGCCGGTGCGGCGAGCCTCCGCAAGCTCCGACGCGAGCACGCCCATCGCGGCGTCCAGGTCTTCGCCGGAGCGCCATGTGCCGCCCTCCAGCTCGGCCTTCGTCCCGTCGTAGTCCTGCGCCAGTCGCTCCTTTGCGCGTGCCATGCTCTGTTTTTCGGTCTCCACGTCGTAGGTGTACTTGTCGGGGCTCATCTCGTCCATGTTCTTCTCGTCCATGGTCAGGATGCGGTCGATTGCCTTTCCACGTTCCTCGCCCAGCACCCGCGCGGCCGATTCGCGGCGCGACTGCTCCAGGGTGTTCGACCGCACGCGAGACACCCGCTGCGCCGGATCGGCTGTTGCTCCGGTGCCTGCGGCGCCGTAGCCAGCAAAGAAGTCGTTGAAGAAGGACTGAAAATCGTCGCTGTCGAAAAGATGATCCAGATCGGCCTGCGTGTCGGAGTCCACCGAGTAACGCTCGCCCGGGTTCTTCGCCGGGGCTTCCTGCGCTTCGGTATTGACAGCGTTGCTACTCTGATGTACAATGCCATCAGAGCCAGCGTTGCTGAGGCCTGTGGCGAATTGTACGCCTTGATCACCAAGCAACGCCTGGCTCTTTATTTTGTTGATATACAGAATGCGGCCATCCCGTGCAGCGGACTCGATGAATTTGTCAAAATTCTCGCGGCCGTACATGCTCAGCAGGAAGTTCGCGGGCTGGCGGGTCATCTCATAGACGCCGCTGCCATTCGGCCGGATCGCCGCGACGATCGGCAGCCCATCCGCGTCGGTCTGATCGGACACGAACACGACGGCGTCATTGCGCTGCGCCGAGTCCAGCACCATCGCGGGATCCGACAGGATGCCGCCCAGCGACTTCACCTGGTCTACGGTAAGCCCGTGGTAGCGAGTGTTTCCAGACCGCTTCTCGGCGACAATGTCGCGCAAATGTTTCGACGTCATCAGCACCGGAAGCTGTTTCAAGCCGAGCTTCTCCATCAGCGGAGAGGTCTCGCCAACATACAGCGCGTTATACTGATTCCACTCCCCATTCAGGGCCTTATCGACCTGCTCGGAAAAGTCACCAACCGAATACCGGAGATCACCCGAAATAGAAACCGCACCGGCGTCCTCAGGTGCCTGTGCGGTCTTTCTCTTTTCGAGCTGTTCTTTCTGATATGCTTTGGCCTCGTCATAGTCGGTAAACTCTTTGCACGTCTCGCGGATTTCTTCCGGCGTGTAGTAGTGGTAGTCGCCGATACGCTCGACAACTGTCCCAACAGAGTCACCGTTGTGTACCCACATGACCACATCCGGCTCGCCGAACGAGTCATAGTCCCAACTCGGGTCTGCATACTCACGGTTGAATCGGAGGTATGCGACCGGCTCAAAGCCGAGCTGCGCATAGATGTCGCCGAGGTTGGATTGACTCACCTCCGGCTGAAGCACATAGCAGTCCAGGTGGTCGCCGCCCTCCGCGATCGCGTTGAGCAGAAGATCCTGCGCCGCCTTGCGCGTGCGGTTGCTCGGATTCTTGAACACGCCGACGATGTTGCCGTCGCTTTCCACCACTACGCCCGCCGTGCCGTCCGCATTCAGGAAGGTCTTTGCGCCGTGTTCGGTCAGCTCCTCCACGCTCTGCGGGTCGACCATCGCGCCATTGCGGTTCGCTGTACGGGCCGCATCCAGCGCTTTCGAGAAGGCTTCGTAATCCGCCGTCTCTCGCAGCCCCAGATCCGGTACGTCGCGGTCTGTCGCGCGACGGCGAACGGCCTCGGTTAGTTCTCGATCATGAACTGCCAGATCTCCTGATCCGTCGCCCCGCGCTCTCGCAGATGCTTCATCAAGCTCTGCCCCAGCGCGTCGTTCGGCGCGATCAGTTCGTCCAGCGTCTTCCCGTCCTCGATGATCGGCGCTGTCGAGGCTGTAGCGTTTTGCTCCGGCGTCTCCTGCTTCTGCTGCTTCGCCGTCGCGGGCAGATCCTTGCCCGTCAGCTTCTTGTACTGCTCCTCGAACGGCATCCCGAACGCCCGATCCAGTTCCTCCCGCGTGTAGGTTCTGTCGTACCCCTCTTCCGCGATCTCCTTCCAGAGGTCGCCCTGCGTCTCCTGCTTCGTACAGGATCGGCTTTTCTCCTCTTGGGACATCATTCGAGTAGTGCGAGTATCCATCAATCAATCCCTCCTGCTGACGAATGTAATTATAGTTCTGCGTCGGCTTGTCGCCAACCTTCAGCACGACCTCCGGGTCAACGAACCGCCCCTCCGAGAGGTAGCGCCCCAGCGCACGGCCGGTCGCCTTACTCGCCGACAGTTCATTCAGGTGCAGATACACCGAGTAGCCATTGTCGCGGAACTCTTGAATGCTGCTCAGCAGCCTATCCAGCTTGTCGCCGACCGTCGGCCAGACAATGTTGTCGCCTTCGGCCATAGCCGCCAGCTTCAAACGATCTCGGATATTCGAGCTCTCACGATGAACGTTACCGGCGCCCTTGCCATCGTCGTATTCCGGCAACAGCTTCTTCGCATCATCGCTGTCGATCACGCGGGACTTGTGCTGTTCGGAAAGTGGATCCACCAGCACGGAGGATTTACCCGCCGCAGGTGCACCGATGACGATATCGGCGCGCCGCTCCTGCGCGATCTCGCCGGTGTAGTCGTGCGTCTCGCTGGAATAGCTGCCGCGCTGGTAAAGCTGTTCCAGCACCTCCGACCGGAGCTTCTGGCGCTCCGGCGTCTGGATATCGGCGGTATTCATCTTCGGCAGCGCACGAACTTCGGCTACCTCCGGAATGCGGTCGATCTCCTCCTGGCTCACATCCTCACCCGCATTTAGGCGATCAATCACAGATTGCATTTGCGGGCTTGCCTCGGCCTTCTGCGTTGCTGCCTCTGTGGCGTTTTCCGCAGTCCCATTATACGCAGTTTTTTCTGACGTGTCAATGTTTTCCGGGTTCGGCCGCGCGGGCGCACGCGAGGAGCGCTCCGCCCTTTCGAGCGCAGATTTCAGCCTCTGCTCCAGTCCATTCACTCGGCGCGTTGCATCCGTGAGCGTCTTGCCGCCGTTGAGGATGCCAGTCTCCCCGCGCGTGCGGATCTTCGCCAGCGCGCGCAGTGCCTTCGTCACCAGCTTCGGTTCGATACCGGCCAGGCGCTCCAGCGTGTTCTGATTTGCGAACACCTCGCCCATCCAGTCCGCCGCGATCTCCTCGCGCACGTATTCCTCGGTCACAATCGCATCGGCCTGCTCCTGCGTCATGCCACGCTCCTGCACGAGGTATCGCTTGTAAACGTCCGCCTTTTCCGCGATGAGTGCGTCCAGATTGTCCACCTGCGACTGCATCGTTTCGGTCAGCGCGCCGCTCATCGACAGCTTGTCGAACGCCCCGATGATCGTGTCCACAAGCTGCGTATCCGTATTGGCGCCCGGGTGCACCAGCTCGTGGCCGACCGCCCAGACGATCATGCCCTGCGTCGACAGCTTGCTCTCGTTGAGGTAGATCGTACCGTCAGCGATCATGGCATTGGCGCTGCCGAGATGCGCGCCGTCAAACACGACTTCTTTCACGCCAAGGTTTTTCAGCGTGTCCTGCACATACCGCGCCGTCCACTGCTGCTCCTTTGTCGCGCTGCCCGGCTCGCGGATCGGCATGGCATCCGTTCCGGCGTCCACCGAATAAGCGTTCTCCGCCTTCGCCTCCTCGCTCGCAACCAGCGGACCGTTGTCGGCGTTGTACTGCTTCATGCGGTCGTACAGGGTATCCACCTGCCTGGGCGTAACCGTCTGCCCACGCTGCTGGAAGTAGTTCTCGACGTACTCCCGGAAGTCCTCCCGGTTGACATACTGTCCGTCTCGAATCATGACGCCGCGATCGGCCTCAGCTTCAGCCTCCGCCGCAGCGGCCGTGTTCGTACCCGCAGTGCTTTCTTTCGCAACGCGCTCTTGCGCATCGCTCATGAGTGATGCCGCCGCTTCATCCGCGCGGGCAGTGTTTTCGGCCTGTGCCTTTTCCACGGCCACCTGCGCCTGAGCAACGGAACGCCCCAGCGCCTGCTCTGCCTTTTTCGCCTCCACGGCGGTCTCGGCCGCAGCACGAAACACCTGACGGAGCTGACTGTTCGTCGCGTTCTGCGGCACCTCTACGCCGGTGAGCTGCATCAGGACGGCCTGAGTGTTCTTGTCGCGCAACCCAAGCTGCTCGAGCTGCTTGTTGCTGACCTGCTCGCCGGACATCATCCGTTCAAGGATCTGCGCCTTTTCTACCGCGACCGGTGCCGTGTCACCATGCGTGCGGAATGCCTCGGCGACCGAGCTCATCTGGGTAACAACCTTGCCGTCCCCATTCACCACGCGCGCCGTCGTCTTGTGGCTCAGGTCGGGCCGGGCGCTCTGCTCGGACTGCATCGCCCGCAGCAGGCGGCCGTAGTCCTTCGCCGTCACGCCGGATTTGGTCATGTCCTCCGCCGCGTCCAGCTTCGCCGCCATGTCCTCAGCGATTGCTCGGCTCTTAGAGCCTTCGGCATAGTTCAAGCCCAGCTCAACCAAGCTGTAATTGATCTGCTGGTCAATCGCGCTCTGCCCTGCGACCGCACTACGGACGCCAGCCGTCTTGCCACGATCGGCCGATGGGGTCAGGGCTTTGCTTGCGAGCGTCTGCCCGCCGCCCAGAACGCCGCCGACAACAAAGCCGCCCGCGAACTCTTTTGCAGCCGTAACGGGGTTCAGCACGGCGTTCTCATCCGAAACGGATACAATCGGGTTGCCCCGGTCATAGACCAAATTTTGCAGCGCCCTCTCGAGGACGCCCTGAACGACCTCTTCCTGGCCCTCCTCTGCGGCGCTGGTAATCCAGGCGCGCAGGCCCTTTTTCCCCGCCCGAAGCTCCACCGGCAGAGTCTGGATACCTCCGCCAACTTCGATTGCAGCGTTGCCAATGCCGTTCGCCAACGCGAACATATTGGCCTCCCACTCGCTGGCGCCATCGGCCTTCGCGTCTTGATAGCCCTGACCGGCGACCTGTGCAAAAGACGCCCAGTAGTTCTTATCCTTCGCCATTGCGGTCGTGATGTCGCGCACAGTCTTTGCGGCCCCCGCCACTTTCGATGAATTCATCGCCGCGCTCGCCGCCGCGGCCGCTTCTGTACCGGCGAGCTGAGTACCGCCCGCGGTGAGCGCACCCGCCCCCTGGGCACCGAGAGAAGACCCGGCAGTCATCATGGCGACGATTGCTTGGGGGATAGCCGCTACCGTCGCCGAGCCATACTCGTCCACGATCTTCTGCGCCTTTGAACCGTTCGCCAGGTTCTTCGCGTAGTAGACCTCGTTCGCTTCCTTGTTCGTCTGAGCGTATTTGTTCCACTCTGAGATCGGGTTTGACTCCCAGCCCAGAGCCTTCAACGGGTTGCCGATCAGCCAGTCCAGCGTAGCCGTAATGCCCGACACCGCCTGATCCGCGCCCTTGACGATCGTCCCCTCCGCGAGCTTGGCCTTACTAGGCGCCGCGGCCTCCTGCATCTGCTGGTTCGCGCTCAGCCGCTCTTCCTGCTTCTTCGTTCCGCCGAACATATCTTTCAGGCCAGACTGAAGCGCATCGAATGGCGCCGAAACCGCCTTCTCCGCGTAGTACAGCGGATTACTCAGCACATCGCCGAGCGTCGTCTTCTCCTTCGGCTGAAAAGCGGTCGCGCCGGGTAGGGTATTGCCTTTTCCGGCGGTCGTGCTTGTGCCGCTCTTACTCGGCGACGCGCCCCTCCACACCGGCAGCGTACCGTTCTGCAGCGCCGCTCGGCTCTGCGCCTCGGTGTTCTGGCGGATGGCGGCAGAGATGTCGCCGCCATTGCCGCTGCCGAATCTGTTTTTTCTCTTCGTATCGGCCATGCAAAACTCCTTTAATACCCGTATTTGCTCAGATCAACACCGGTCTGTGACTTAAACTTGCGCCGCAGCACCGCCTCATCCTCATCGCTCAGCGACGCACTATTCCAGGCGCTCACCAGATCAGACACTTTTGAATACGTTTTGCCGTTCCAGACAAACGTACCCTCATCCTGATTCCAACTCAGGCTGCGCGCCGGAATCACACGGGCGTTCCCCTTAGAATCTACGGTGTAATCCTTCGCGGAGCTGGCCGTCTGTGGGCTACTCGGGGATGTACTGCCCCCGCCGCCACCCCCGCTTCGGCCCCGGCTGGATGACGATTTCGCAGCAGTCTGTAGCCGCTTCGCGGTGATATAACTTTGCGCCTGACCAGAGGTCATGCCGAGGGCCTTGAGCTGCTCATCGTTCGGCATGATACCCGCCTCCAGCAGCGCGGATGCGATACCCGCCGCGGCCTCGCGCGCGGATTCCGTGGCCGCTCGGGTCGGTGTGCCATCCGTGAAGTACCCAGTCACGTTCGCCTTGTTCAGGTCGTACTCCTTCTGCCACTGCTCCAGTGACTGCCGCATCTGCTCCTGGCTCATGGCGTACTGAGCGCCCCACTGCTCCAGCGACATGAGCTGACTGAGCTTCTGCTGGGTCAGCTTCAGGAGGTTGTCCGCCTTCTCGAACTCACCCTGAGCACGCAGGTCAGCGATCTGACGAGCGGTATCCGTTGCGAGCTTCGTCTGAGCGGCGTTGATTGCCTGCCGGTTCTGCAAAGCCGCCGACTGGATCTCGTTGTACTGCGCCTGGCCGATACCGCCTCGGTCGCCGCGCGCCTCCGCGTACAGAGCCGAGTTATCCAGCGCTCGGGCTTCGTTCGCCGCAAGCTGATTTCGCTGTGTCTGAAACTGGGGCGCGGCATCCTCCAGCGCACGGTTCAGCGCGGTCGTGCCCTTCTCCGTCGCATAGTCGATCTGCTGGTTGCTCTGGTTCTTCGACGTCTCAAACCACTGATCGAGAATCGCCTTCAGGTCCTTCGTCGGGTTCTCCAGGTTAACCCCCGGTGTCGCATACTCCCCGCGGTAGGTCTGCGAGGTCTGCGCCTTATTTACCAGCGTCGTCCGATAGCTGCCGTCTGCATTGAAGCCGTCGATCAAATACGTACCGCCGCCGGTTACAACTTGATCCCCGGCTTTCAAACCGTCCGGGCTCTTGCCATCCGCACCGACACGGTAGTAACGACCGGTCGGCGTTGTCGTGGTATTGTAGCTTCCGGTGTAATTTTGCGTGGTCTGATCGGCATTTACGAGTTTGGTTTTGTACGTGCCGTCCGGGTTCACGGACAGGATGGAATATGTGCCGCCTCCCGTCACGACCTGATCGCCCACGCCCAGCCCCTGCGGTGCGCGGCCGTTGGCCTGAACCTGATAGATCTTCCCGGAACGCTCCTGCGTCGTCTGCGAGTCCATACCCGCCTGCGTAGCGCCCGCTCCGGCTGTAGGAATCGTCATTTCAAGCGGGTACCGCCCACTCCCGTCGCCGCCCCCGGAATAACCATACTGGGCGCGGATATTCTCCGCGCCCGTGTGTGCAGCGTCCATTCCTACTTTGTCTCCGGCTGCCTGTGCCGCCCTCCACTGCTCGCCGAAAGCGTCGATCTTCTTCTGATCGTCCGCGCTGACGGGCGTATTCGTCTGTGCCATATCGCGCAATCACTCCCTTATGTTCGTCGCTCGAGTTTCGAAATGCGGCTCTCGTGGCCGTTGAGCTGCCTGCGCATCTCCGCATGATCTCGCAGGTTGTCGTTGTCCATGTGCTGTATGCGCTCAGTCAAGGCCTTCAACGCATCCGTCGCCTGCGTCACGATCACGCACAGCCGCCAAGTAGCGCCAATAATGCTGAGCATCACGCCACCCAGCGCAATTACTACTGAGAGGCTCATCGGCGGGTATCATCCTGTCTGGGTTCGGTGTAAGTCATTGCCCGAGCACTATCCGCAGTACCGGCGGTGGTCGGATCAGTGACCACGCCGATGATCGACAGCACAGCAAACACTGCGTTGATGATTGCTGCAAGCTGCTGATTCAGAACACCGAAATCCCACTTGTAGCCGAACGGGGCGGCTACCACCTGCACCAACAGCAGCAGAGCCGGAATCAGCGCCAGCCAGAAGTTCTTGTTGCGAATACGTACTTTCCAGTTAATGTTCATAGGTACTACCCCTCCATCACTTGTTTTCGTCGATCATCCGCTGACAGACAATCATAGACCGCAGCGCGTCCGCGCTGACGTTCAGGTCGCCCCCGCCGACACCGCGAAGCGCGCCGCGGTCGATCAGCTTCTGCGTCTCCTCACGCGCCCATGTGGGCACGTCGTCCAGGCTGTAGTAGCGCGGATTGCGTGCCTCGGCATAGCGCATGCCGATAATCGCGCCGCGCACGACATCTTCAGAGATGTCGATGACTCCATTGCCAGTGCCTTTCAGAGCGCCAGCATCCATCAATTCCTGAACCTCACT